AACAAATAGCTCGTGTACTAGTGTACAAGGAGTCCAGCCGTACGGTAAATCGCCGTGCGGCGTTTCTCTAATTATAAAGGTATGAAGAAAGATGAAACTACAAAGAAACAGACAAATACTGAAGATGTCAGGAAAGACCTGGCGGAAATCAAGATTACAATAGCCATCCTGCAGGAACAGGTAAAGAAACTGGCAGCAGTCCTTAACGTTGTCCAGCCTGCGATGTATACCGAAGAGGAATACCGCGAGATGGCTGAATACAGACGGAGGAAAGATGACCAGAAGCGAATGGCTGGCTAAGAACTTTACGCATGTCACGTTCGACGAATGCGTTGGTAACCTGAGGGTACCCAAGATTAATATTGATCTTACTTACGGACTTATATCCACAGAGAGCAAGGAGGAATTCTCCAAGCTCGTATTTCACCTTATGCCTTCTGGTACGGTAGTCGACGAGATACCGGACGAATTCTACGAAGGCAAGATTCTGCTGTTAAGGAACATGCTTACAAGGATGCTCATGGAAGAACCTAACCACAAGATGGCGGACCGTTACCTGAATATTCTGGAACGCCGCGACAAGAATCACTGGAGCAAGGAATCCAAGCAGCTAAAGGTCGAACAGAAGGAAGACAAGAACCTCAGCATTACTTTCGATATAGTCTAATGAACAAGAAGTTATCCAAATGGCAGAAAGAATTTGCGCTCGACAAGTTTGACGATTCATTGAGGATCGCCTGTACAGGTATTTCAGCCGGAAAGAGCTACGCCCTTTCGTTATGGATTGTATTGCAGTGCGTAAAGAAACCGGGTCTTAGAGGAATTATCATTGCGCAGTCTTACCGTGCGTTGACTCTCGTTCTGATACGCGAAATTAAGAACAGGGCAGCGGAATTCGGAATAGTTGCAAAGCACAACAAGTCGAGCAACGAGATAGAGTTCGGAAACGGTTCTATACTGTTCGCGTTCTCTGCTGAAAGCCCTGATGCGGTCCTTGGTCTTACCGAAATCGATATGCTGTGTATAGACGAAGCTGCATACTGTAATGAGGAAATCTATAACAACGCACGCGACCGTATGCGTGGCGGCAAGTATGAACCTATGGTAAGGTTAATCAGTTCTCCTAATTCTACGGAAAGAATCCAGAACTGGTTCTCTGCACTCTGTAAGAAATATCCGGAATGCATCGTGCACGCGACGGCGCTGGATAACCCGTTCACTACCGAGAAATACAAGGCCGAACTAAAGGAACGTTACTGTGAAGGAACTAATATATACCGTCAGCAGGTATTGGGAGAAATCATAGATTCTGACGTGGCCAGTCAGATTATATTCAGGAACCAGTTCCCTGACAAGAAATCCGGAAAGGACGACGCTCATTATTTCGGTTACGACGCTTCCGGCCTCGGCGCAGATACTGACCAGTTCGTCATAATCGACAAGTTCGGCATGTCGTTCGTGGACTTCAGGCAGGAAGCCAATACTTTCGAGAAGGCAGAGATAGTGGTCAACCTTTACGACAGGTACAAGGTCAAGTACGGCAACGTAGACGGTACAGGCGGATATTCTCAAGGAGTATATGATCTCGCAGTTGCGAAGGGATGTGACCTCGGAAGCGTAAACTTCGCGCAGAAGGCCTTCGATTCAGATAAGTACCCTAACGCACGTACTGAAATGTATATCGAGTTCGCCAAGGCAATCAGGGAAGGATTCTGGGTAGATGACAACGTAAAGGAAGAAATGCTCGCTCAGACCGTATTCATAAACAACCGCGGACAGCAGCAGCTCGTACCGAAGGAAGACGTGAAGAAGATTCTCGGACATTCGCCTGACCGTTGCGACGCCGTGGCCCTGGCCGTATATGCCATGAACCATCAGGGCGGACAGCAGGGAATGACTGACAGGCAGATTGAAGACACTGTAGACGAGTATATGAGGTACATGATGCATAACGGGAGCGTATATGGCAATTAGCTGCGGGAACTGCAAGGCGTACTGTTGCAGGATTGCCGGAAGAATTATGAAAGAGCTCGACAGGGGCGACGGAATTTGCTTATATTTGAATAGTGATAACAAGTGCGAAATATACGACAGCCGTCCGTTCATCTGCAATACAGACAGGGTATACGAGAAGTATTTCAGAAATAGATATACGGCCGAACAGTGGAAAGAAATGAACCTAAAGTCATGCGAGGAATTACGTGAGCGATACGGAGAAGAAGAAACAGAAATTCAGGGCATCCCCGAAATGGAAGAAATTCAGAAAGGAACTGAAGAAGAACCAGAAAGTAGATCCGATAACGGGGTCGAAACTGACGCCGAGGGCGGTTTGTCATCACAGAGACCTTAACCCCGATAATTACGAGAAAGTTTCAGAAGAACGTCAGGTCATGTTGAATCCTATGTCGCATGACCTGATTCATTATGTCTACGGCGACGGGAACAAGTTCTACGACTGGCGCGAACGCATACAGAAGCTCATAGAACAGTGCGAGGAGATGGACAGGTTCAACAAGAAATAATCAAACTAATTATTGTACATAATAATTTAAGGAGTTTCTATGGAAATTCGTACAATAATTACAGAAGCCTGTACACGCATAAACCTGGTTCCTAGACGCCAGGCCGTCCCGGGCGATATCGTAGAGAACGCATTCCGCCTTCTGAAGGGAATCGTCGCAAAGTATAATTACGATAACCTGCTCGCATGGACGCAGAAATCGGTAATCGTACCGAAATCGCCTGTAATCCATATCTACGACGAGACGGACGTAATCAAGGGCGACAACAACCTCTATTTCGACACCGTTGCCGAAATGAATAGCCATATATTTGATTTAAATGAAATTGACAAATTATGGTGCATTGTCAAAGAAGTCCCTAATACGTATTACACCGTTCAAGTTGAAACTGCAAATCCTCTAACTTTCGTAACTATACCGCATGAAGTCCATGACCCGTACCCGCAGCGTTACCAGGAAATGCTTGCTTATCAGGACATGTTGCACTTCCAGGTAAGGGACGTGGCGAAGATTAACTCGATTTATGTCGTTTCCGAAACGGGTCAGCCTTACAAGGAATTCTACAATCTCGATTTCGTCAACCACACCGACTACGACAGGTTCATGAATTCTTCCAGGGTATTCACGTATACCCAGAAGTCAGAAGGCGAATGGGTTGTAGAAATCAAGCCTTACATCTATCTCAACAACAACCGCCTCAAGATTACCTATAACGAGTCTATCGAGTTCGACATAGATTCTGAACTATTCGTCCCGGACAACTATATCGAATTGCTCATCGTCGCCCTGGCGCACAAGCTCGCCCTCATGTACCCGCGTCTCGACGAATCCCAGATGAACCGTCTTCAACAGGAAGTACAGGTTCTTGTCGACAACGTACGTACTCCGAAGGCTGAAGACAGGATCCTGTTACGTAACAACTACTGGGACGACTACGGCTGCATGACGCAGTACGATTTGCTTACGGGCGGCTACATGGTATAAGGAGTCAAGATGGCCAGTCAAGTCAAACTTATAGAGAACATCGCCGGTACTATTTCGAAATCCAATCTCGCCAAGGTAGGCCTGGGCGAATCGGTCAACATGTTCGTGGAACATCAGCAGAATTCTGACGAGAAGTCCACGAATATACTCATGAGAACCGTCATGGGCGAAGTGAAGGCCTTGGATTTAACCGGCAGGTGCAGGGGAATGTACCGTGTATCTCGCGGCTACGATAACCGTCCTGTACTGTATGCAGTATATAACCATGATCTATATCTCATCAATAAAGACAATACGTACAGCTGGATTGCTACGATTCCTTCTACAGGCACGGAATGCCACATGACGGAAACTGGAGGCTACGGTTCTGCACATCCGCATCTGATTATAGTTGACGGTACATCTGTATACGCAGTCAATACCGGCCTTTCTATCGGCGACCAGCAGATGGATTTCAAGTCTATCAAGCTGCCGAAGAGAGTAAATTCGGAATTGGCTATCAACCCGACGCACTGTGCGTACCTCTACGGTTATCTTATAGTCAATGACGCAGGTACGGACGCGTTCTATACGTCTTACCAGTACCCGTTCGAAATTTCGGATTCTGAACCTGAATCGTTCTATACGGACCGCGAGAACTTCGTGACATGGTGGATGACACTGACAGATGAAGTCAAGACACAATATAAATCCGGTGAAATACAGGATTCCTATTATGCACAGTGGAAGTCTTTCATCGACGGTACTGCAGACGACACGCCGGAAGTCAACGACCTGTTCAGGGTAGATACGGTAGAATTCGCAAAGTACGGCTTCATAACGTATTCCGAATGGTGTCCGGACAATACCATCGCCCTCTGTTCAAATGGCTCCAAACTTTATACTTTCGGCGAACGTTCATGGCAGGTATTCAGCTACAACGACGACCAGAACAACCCGTTCAGCTCGCCGGACAACGCGGCTGGAAATATCGGCATAAAGGCGCCTAACTCGCTCGCCATGCTCGGCAATACTGTGTTATGGCTCGGTTCATCCGATATCGGCGATAACGGCGTGTTCATGATTTCAGATACGAAGATTGACAGAATCTCTACACAGGACATCGAACGCGAGATTACCCAGATTGTAAACCCGGAGAACGCATATTCTTCAATCTGGCAGGAACACCAGCATGTATTCTACTCAATTACGTTCGAGGATTCGAAGAAGACGTTCGTATATGATGTCACGGAGAACGCATGGCATTACCGTGCATCTTACGACGACAACAACCATCTGACGTTCTGGCGTTACAACCACGCTACTTTCGCATACGGCAAGATTTATGTCGGAACCGATAACGCGGTCTGTTACATGGACGAGAATAAGTACACAGAACATGACGAACGCGTAATCTACAAGATGAGACGAGGTGGAGTGCTTACTTCCAACGATTGCCCGTTCTATATAGATTCCGCAGAAGTAATTGTCAATAACGGCCAGCATTCGTTCAACGACCAGTACGGCAACCTCGAACTCAACCCTAGAATCTCCATACGCTATTCCTGGGACGGTTCTAACTGGTCGGACTATGAAGACTACTATCTCGGTAAGATAGGCCGTTACGACTACTCTACGACAATCTGGCACATGGGCATGGGCAAGTATTTCACCCTTGAAATCTCGTCTACGGAACCTGTACCTATCGCCATAGAGAATCTGAAAGTTTCGTACAGTCCTTGCTCTAATTTCATCTAGGAGTCATTATGAACAATATCGATATAAAGATAGTCAGATATGACGAGAGCAACAAGAACATAGAGGCCCTCAAGGGACAGTACGGACAGCTCGGAAAGAAGGACGCCACATTCACGGTAATCAAGAACCTACTTGTAATCAATTTACTCAACGGCGCGAAATACGACGGTGTAAAGTTACCGGAATGTTATGACGGCTTTATCCAGTGTTCCGATGGCACGGTTATCCAGGTCAAGGACAGCACTTTGACCTGTTCTTTGCCGTCAGACGTAAACGGTTTCGGTATCTTCGTACTGAAGAAATGGAACTGACAAATCTAATTATTCTGTATATTTAAGAATTTAAGGAGGAATTATGGCTCCAGTAATCGCAGCCGCAATTATCGGCGCAGGCGCCTCCCTGGCAAGTTCTGGCATTTCTGCCTATTCGAACTACAAGTCTCAGCAGGCGCAGATGGAAGCCCGTGAGAAGGCTGCCAAGGAACTCAAGGCCCAGGGCCAGCTGACGGACAACGAATACCGTCAGGTCATCAACAGTATCGAGAATTACTACAACAACAGGGGTTCTCTTGGAACACAGGCGGACGCTACGGCATACAAGCAGGCAATCGAAGGCTATAAACCTTCCGATTACGCATACAAGCCGGGTGAATTCACGTGGGACCAGTCTCATACCAAGGAAGATTATCTGAATCCGTATTACGGGCGTATCATCGGCGATACGGCGAATCAGATTCAGCATACCGCGGCCGGCGCCGGACTAGGACGAGGAACGGGTGCGGCATTGAACATCGCAAAGGGAGTTTCCGAGAAATCCGACGAACTCTACCGTACGGCGTTGCAGGATTACAATACCGACCGTACTTTCGAATACCAGAAGTACGCAGACGCAATCAGGAATAACCAGAACTACCTTGACGCTCTCCGCCAGGGCAACGAATACAAGATCGGTCTCCAGGGCAATCTCGCGCAGGATTACTACAACACGCAGGATTCCAGGATGTCCGACGTTCTCAAGGCCCAACAGGATAGACTCAATGCACAGCAGACATACGCCAACGCGATTTCTGGACTTTATTAAGGAGAAACTATGGGTGTTTATTCAAGCAATACATACAATCCGCTCGGTTCTATCCAGGCAGCATTGAACAACGTGAACGAACGTAACCGTATCAAGAACGAATACTGGAAGCGCAAGGGAGAAATCTGGTCCAACTTCGCCAACCAGATGGGACAGATTGGTGGACGTTTAACTGATGCATTAACGAGTGATTATGATAGAAATGACCCAAATGCTGATGCAGGTTGGGCATCTTATATTATATCTGGTGATAGAGGATTACTTGATTCATATCAGAACAGAGAAGCTCAGAAAGAACAACTGTTAAAGCAGCAAGAATTTCAGGCCGCAGAAGCCGCCCTTAACCGTAAGTTCCAGGAACAGGAAGCAGCTAAGAACCGTACATTGCAAGAGAAGATAGCAAGCATGAATAAAGGTGCCGCAGCTGAAGACAGACAGAATGAAGCATATTTACAGTACCAGAAGTTTGTTCTTGCACGTGAGAAACTGAAAGCACAAGGTCTTGATACTTCTGAGCTTGACTTGCAGATTAATCATCTTGCAGACAAGTTTGGCTTCTCCAAGCCGCAAGAAGCAGAATATGATTTAAATAAGGACGTTAATTATATTCTCGCTCAGTCTGGCGCATACGACGCAATCAATAACCCGTTGAACGACGGTAGTGAAGATTCTCTCGAATCAATCAGAGAACGAGTTGCGCAGTTCCATACGCCTGAATCCGCGAAGGAACTCGCTCGCCTTGACAGGGAAATCAAGAAACGTAATAAAGCTATTGAATTCAAGGAACAGCTTGATAAAGACATAGCAAATTACTGGAAGACCGGTAATATGTCTGACCTGATGATTGAACTTGGTTTCGAAGAAGCCGGTATCGCAGGTAATCGTAGTCTGTTGAGAGGTAAGAAGGTTTATCGTAGACCAGGAAAGAAACCAACAGGTAAGACTCCAGCTAATGGACCTATAGATACGTAAGGAGAATATATGAAGCAGTTTAATACTGAACATATTAATTCTATCAAAGCAGATTTGAGGAAATGGATCGGCAATGACTATGCCGAGTCATTTGACAGATCTAAAGATAAGGCTAACTGGTTCAAGGTTAATCAGGACGCATTGCTTACTAATGACCAGTTCGTTAGAAAGTATGATATTGATGCTCTTCAGGGTGTCGATTCTAAGGCTATGGAGTCCATCTATAACCGTTATCCAGATTACTCCAAACTTACAGAGAACCAGATTAAGCGTTTCGAATCTTCTTCTAACCAAAGCAGGGAAGAACTGAAGAAATATTACAAGTTCAGGGAAGACCAGAAGAAGGAAGTAAAGAAGTTCAACGATGAAAGATATAAGGAACTGGAAACTGCCCGTCAAGAATCGGAACGTGCTAAAGACAAATCCTATTTCACAGGACCATTCGCCAATGAATATGCAAGAAAGGCTTATATTCAGGGTAATAAAGACCTGGCAGGTAAGCAGGAGTTTCTCGGTAAGACAGCGGCAGTTTCAGATTTCATGCCGTTTCCTGTTTCTCTAATGGGCCCGGCAATCCGCGCTTCACAGAAACATAATGCAGGTGAAGATGTATGGAATCTTGGGACAGTCGCAGATTTCGCAGGTTCAGCCATTCCTGACATCGTAGAGAAGCCTGCAAAGCTCGCCTGGCAATTCCTTAAGCAGCAGAGAGGTTTAGGTAAGGCCTTAGAATCTCCATGGGCCAGACAGATTGAAGCCCGTATCAAGAAGGCGGACAACAAGACAGCAGAAGAAGCAGCACACGATATTAAGTTGACCGAAGGCCTCGATGTCGATAAGTTGACAGACGA